CATTTCAACAGAAATTATAAAATTACCTGCTTCCATAACTAAATCTTGTTGTTCAGTAGCTAAATGCATTAAGCCTGCAAAAAGAATATACATTTTAGTTCCTATAACGGAGGATATATCTTTAGGTAATTTATCTGCTCCTATTATTTCAAAACCATTCTCTCCTTGGGGTTTTAGAATAAGATATAAATTCCCTTCTTTTAACTTAAGCTCATCTAAATACTTATCTAAATCAAGATCGGAAAGAAACTTTATTCTAAAATCATCAAAATCATCCATTAGCCCACTCCACAGGAAAAGAACCCTCAGCCCAAATAAACCCATGCCTGTTACACCAATCAGCATAAGAGGTTTTTGATTTTAAAGATATTTTGTTGTCTGCACGAACAAAAATAAATCTAATATCCAGGTCAGGCCACTGATCTTTAATTAACAGGTGCTTTACTCTGTCATTAGTTGTAAGCCTACCTTTAGTTTCAATGTAGATTTTAAACTCTGGTAAATAAAAGTCTGGGGTGTAGCTTCTAATTTTTGGAGCAAATTGAAATGTTGCCTTCTCATACTCAAAATTAATATTTTTCTTACCTAAGTCTGCAGCAAGCTTAATTTCAAATTTTGATCTGTAGGGTAGTCTATATGATGACTTCATGGGGTTTTCCCTTCTTCGCAAATTCATGTATAGCATCTATTGCGTGCCTTTGATATTCTTCAGAATCATCATAATTAACCATTTCGTAGAATTTATCCATTAAAATAATCACAATACCACCTTGTCTTAATATTATATTGATAGTCTCACAAGATTCGTCAAGACGTTCCATACCTTTTATAAAATCCATATTCTCATTGAGAGTTCTTTTCAAATAAAAAGGTATGCCAAACTCACTTTCTCTTAATTCCCTAATTATATCTCCTCCTCCTAAGTGAGCAACATTGTCTGGATAAGCATAATAAACATTTTTATTTTCCTTATATTCAGACATAGCTAAACTGTAGGCTTTAAGTATGGGCATTTTTTACAGACTTTGTATACCAAACATACGGAGGGTTTTTAGCCCTAGAGGTGTGCTTAGGCAAGTATTTTGCTTTGGGCCAACAATTATGCCTAAAACCACAGAACGAACATTCTTTAGGTAGGAGTTTATTACCTGTAGGCTCTCCTGCCATAATCTCATCTGTAGGTTTAAATTGCTTCTCTACCCTTTTAGTTTTCTTTAGCCTGCGAACATTCTCAGTAGCAGCTTCTAAGGCTTCCTTTTTCTCTTGTGCCTGAGCAGCAGGAGCCTCGCAAACAGTCATTTCTCCAGAAGATTTATCTACTACAATCCAACCACCAAAAGGTTTATCTTCTCCTTTTGCGTAGGCAAAACCTTGTACGATATAACCAAAAGGATCATCTTCTTTTACTTTTCGGTATCCACCAAATTCCCCAAACTTATTTTGGAAGGCGTAGGGACTTGCAGATTTAATATCATAAACCTTTCCGTCTATGATAATATCTAAAGTTCCATTTATATCTGTATCATCTAGATTTATAGTCGTAGGTTTTTGTTCATCTTCTACACTAATTCCAGATGCTTTTATTATAGCCACTAAAGCAGACTCAACCAAGTCTCCTAATAGAAAGCGTAAGATAGCATTGTAGCTAAAAGCCTGTTCAATACCTAATTGTTCAGATTGTTGCTGACATAATGGTTTCCCAAGCCCAGATAGACGTAGGTGATACTCTCTAGGCTCTCTAGAAAATTGCTTTTCTAAGGCTTTACCACATGCTTCTTTAAAATCTTCAACTAAAGAGGAAGGCATTTCTGCCTCCCCCTTGTTGGCTTTATTCAAGAAATCTTGTACAAATACTTGAATATTGCTCATTTATGCCTCGACAGCAGCTTCTAGGTCGATGGCATCAACACTGTCACCATTATTCGCTTCAGTGTGCTCATCTGATACTCGGAGATTATAGGAATTTATCCTGTCTGCAAAGGCTTTTAACAGCTCTTTATCATCTTTGGATAAATCCACAGTATCAGAAATAGTCATATTAGTAGAATAGTAAATTGTTGCACCATTCTTATGGCGTATAGAGTGCATCTTTGCTACAACATTCCACGTAAGTAGATTTTTCTTATCTACGTCTCTGAAATACTGAGCAATAGATGTATAGCTTGCACCCTTACCATAAAATACTACTGGTACATTCTCTACTGGTTTATCTTCACCACTTGCAGTCTTTCCGTCTGCTACGGAAACTACTCCGTATAAGACTTGATTACATTTAACAAGTGAAGAAGCAGCAGCTTCTGGGCTATCTGTACCTAATTCAGTGATTTCTGCTCTGGTCAGTTTACCACATTTGTAGCCACCATCACTGTCTGGAAACAGATCGTTAAGTTTGGCTTGTTGTGTGGTACGAACAGAATAAGAACCCTGTTCATTATCCCATAGGCTATACATAAACCTTCTGATGAAAACCCTAAAGGTTACTTCTTTACCAAATACCTTCTCCTTAGTCTCAGGATTGTATAAGGCAAAATGTCCTCTAGGCAAAGAATTGCCTTCGTCATCTTCAGGTGAATGATTGATTGACAATCTAGATAGGCTGTCTCCAGAGGACTTTATATCCTCTCTTTGCCCTAGCAATTCTGCCAATTCATCTACAGACACTTTATCCAGATTATCTGGAATTACGAGGTCTGTTGTTCCGTTTGCTGATAGTTGGGTCATGTTTTACTCCTTTTGAGTTGACTTACTACTATTATAGACTGGATATTCAAGTAATGCAAGCATTAATTTGAAAAAATTTCTTTTGTATCCAACCAGTTACTCCCTATCTTAATTTCAATGCCTACTGGCATATCGTATTCTATTCCCCATCTTTTCTTGGCCTGCTGGGGTATGGAAAGCATACATTCTTTGACAGTTTCAATTACTTGATCCTCTTCACCAGGATGTACATCCACTACTATACTATCGTGTACTGTGTTACAAAGCAAGGATTTAAGATTTTTATCTTTAAATGCTTTTGAGGTCTCTACAAGAGCAGAAGGAAGTAAATCTGCTGTAGCAAAACCCTGTACAGGATAATTCTTTACGCTAGTACCATGTGTAATGCCTCTAGCTGTTCTTCTTACATAGGGAAATCTGTATTCCCTACCTGACGGAAGGCTCACAACCTTATATTTCAAAGCTTCCTGAGCCAACCTTACGTGCCATTCTCCTATCTGAGGGTATATATCTGTAAACCCTAGATAGTATCTGTGTATATGTTCAGGCAATCCCATTCCTGTAGCCCCATATAAAGGGGCAAATGTATGGGCTTTTGCATTTTGCCTTTCTTCTATTGTTATGTCATCTTTTTCTTTACCTGTGATAATCGTAGCAGTTAAATTATGTACGTCTACCCCTCCCTTGACATTTTCGTAAACATGCTTATCTTTACTTAAATATCCTGCTACTCTATATTCTAATTGAGCATAATCCCCTTCAAGAATTTGCCCCCCTTCAAATCGAGAAACAACTGCTCTACGAACTGGGAATGTTTTACCTCTAGGCATGTTCTGAAAATTAGGACTCCTAGAAGACAAACGCCCAGTACTTGTTACACACTGCATAAACTGTGGATGTATACGATCTGAATAATCTAAATTCTTTTCTATTCCTTCTACAAAAGTTTTTAAATAAGTTTTTATTGCATTGTATCTTAGATAACGTTTTACAAAAAGAGCAGACTCTTCATTCCCTCTTTCCCTATGTAATGAAAGAGCTTCTGCATCTGTTTTAAATCCTTGAGTACTGCAAGACATAACACTAATAGGACTTAATTTAAATCCTGCTACATGGGAGGTGTGCTGATACCTGATACCAACGCCAGTACAGGGTTTGCATATATACCTAGCCTTGCCCCAAGTGCCATCTTTTCTTTTCCGAGACACTCGGCCATATCCACTACATATATCACACCTTCTAGCCTCTGTTTTGTACTGAATCATGACATTACTTGCAACTGCCCTTTTAAACTGCCCTGCAGACATAGAAGTTCTACGTTTTGGTTTCCTTGTATTTCCTCTTACTTCATACCCTAAATTAAATATTTTAGCCCATGTCTTTTTATTCTTAACACCTCTTGAAAAAAATAATTTAGACCTATCCTCTGGGCTTGCTAAATTAATAGGGGTATCTCCCATAACTCTTTTGATTTCTTCATTGAGAAATTTTTCTAATTCATTAGCCTCTGCAGTATACTCTTGCTTAACAGCTTCTAAAGATTGGCGATTAATCTTAATTCCATTCTTTTCCATTTCTGCTAAAACTCTAGTTACCTCAAAAGACAGGTACAATGTAGGCTGCAATTTGCTCAATGCTCTTTCCTTCTTGTTTTGCCTGACTTTGAGCTACCTCATAAGTAGCCTGTACATCAGCTATTCCATATTCTTCAACTATATTTGCTGGGATCATATCAAACCCATAATCATCTTGCAAGTACTTTTCTAAAATATCTTTTCTTTTTTTTGTAGTCGTCTGGTGTCTGCGACAACACTCTTCTAAACTAAGAGGAACCTTAACTCCTCTAGCCCAAATATAATCAAACACCATAGTATCATATACTGCTCCGTCATAAATAAACCCTGCAGCAAATAACCACTGTAAATCAAACTTAATGTTATGTCCTAAAAGAACGTCTGTTCTATCTAGGGCTTCTTGAACTATTTTTTTATTATTCTCAGTAGGTGGTCTATCTGCATGATAAAACCATACATATTGAACAGGCCCATCATCTTCTTTAAAGCCTACGGATACTAATTGATTGCCGTCTACATAAGGAGAAGGATCGGAGCCCCCATTATGCTTCACTGAGGTAGTCTCTACATCCAATGTTAAAATCATTCGTAATACCTCCCTGTAAGTTTATCTAATTCACAAACAACATGACCATGCCAGCCAGTAATTTTATTCTTGGATACACACAGGAATCTTGTATCATCATCTTCACCTGGATTTTTTCCTATGCCTATAATAATATCAGCCTCTCCTGCCTTTCCAGTCTTAGAGCCATCCAGCATAGCGAAATCTAAGAACTGCCTATTGTGGGCATCATAACTCGCTTGAGATACAGCCCATACCATACAGGAATTTCTTTTAGCTATTTCTCTAGCATTTACATACAGCTCTTTAAGTCTTTCGTCTCCTCGACCAAACTCACCATTAACCTTAACCTTATCTAACTGATCTATAAACAACAAATCAACTTTATTTAATTTGGTAAACTGATCTACCTCTGATATTTCCGAACCTACGGAATCCATAATAAATAACTTTTCTTTAATATCTCTCTTATATACCTCTTTCATTTCCTCAATGCTCTTTTCATAGTTATCTTTATGGACATTGAAGTAGGCAGTTAGTATTCTTGTTTTCATTCTTCTGGCTGTTTCTTCATTCATAATGTAGCCTACAGTGTGTCCCCTGCGTATGGCTTCTGCAGTTAGGAAAGCACAGAAAGAATACTTACCACTTTCAGGGCGAGCAAAAATTATCCCTAGATTACCTCTATAAGTTCCTGCAACTTCGTCTTGTAAGGTTGTTAGGGG